TTCTACAGCTTCTTCTAATGTATCTGCAAGTTTTGTGGCAAGAAATTTTAGATAAACACGGTGTTGAAGATCTTGATGAGCCCAAACTATAATTGGCTGATTATTTAAATGCGCCCAAGTCATTTCAAAATCAGTACCAACATATGCTCTATACAATAATCTATATTCTACAAGCAATATATCGCTGCTCTTCTGCAGGAAAAGATTTTTGTTTACGATCTCTTTTGGCTCACAGTCTTCTTCTTCCAAAGCGTAGTCCATCGGGTTAACTGCTTTAAACCCCCTCTGTTCAAGAAGGACAGTAGCCTCATCTCTCCAACTATACTTAAAGTCAGACTGCACATCTTCTATGGCTCCTGATAAGAATACTCTAGTTTGCATTTTTAATCTCTCTAAAAAATGTTGCTGATATTATTTTATTTCCACTTATAACTTCTTCTGCCCTATGAATTAAATGAGAAGGAAGTAATACTAAACTATTTTCTATGGGCTTGACAGTAATTTTTAATTCTGGAAAAAATAAATTACCACCCTCAAAATCTTGGTTGATATAATAAACGCATGAGTAAGTCATCTTTTTTTCTTCATCTAAATACAATAAATCATTATGATCCATCCAAAAGCTTCCGGGTTTATAACACGTTATTCCACCGCAGTATTGACTGCCTTCCCATTGACTAACGTGGGTGGTGTTTAATAAAAGATTTAGTGCTTCTAGCTTCTGTGTATTTAAAGAATATAAAATTTCACATAAATTTGAGTTGCTGGCGTCTACCCAATTTCCTAAAATATCATATGAATTAAAATCATCTTTTTTAAGAGGATTATTTTGAGCATTAAAAAAATCTAAACTGTCAATCTGACTTAAAATTAAATCTTTAAGCTCTTTATGACGAGAAAAAAAATTTTCAATACGATAAATACCTTTGCCGAAGTGCTGCATTGTGTTTCTCTACTGACCGGTGATTACCTAAAGCTAGACTCTTACGCCTTCTTAAATTCCTCAAATGTCTTATCGCCTACGCCAAAGTACTCTCTAGCTAATCCGGCTTTGACAATTTCAGTATTAAGACATTCACCAGCTTCATTCCATACTCTCGCAAGGATTCTACCATTCTTCTCATTCTTATCAAGAATTGTTTCAATCTTGACCTTGTGATTAGCCTTCTTAATCCATTGATCAGTAAACTCTTTTGCGGCAAGCCCCATCTTCTTTTCTTCTAGATTTGAAGTGCGACTCTCTGGAGTATTAACGCCATATAGTCTTACACTCTTTGGTCCAAACTTAACCTCAAAACCCAAATCTATATTAATTTTAAAGGTATCTCCATCGACTATCTTAACTACTTCTGCATTATAAAGGTAAACGTTAAATTGATCTGACATTTTAATCTCTTTCTATTCCTATAGTATCGCATGCTTTGCGAAATATTGATTGACTTAATCTAAACTGTGAATCTGCGTGGCTGTATCCCTCACCTGGCTTAGGGGAGGATGCGTGCCAGCTATGACCAATTGACACACTACCATCATACACTACGTTATAGCCACGATGACGAGCGAAGTATGAGCACCATGTTTCCTCGTAATAATGAGGAGTTGGTAGGAAGGCTCCTAATGCGCCTGGATACATCTTTTGATATTCTTCATCATTAGTTAACGCTTCCCAAACAGACCTTCTGACAAAATATGCTGAACCAGACACTGTTACGCATTCTACCCTATCTCGATAGAGAACGTCCTCTACGTCAAGCTGGTGCCAACCACGATGTGCTGGAGCGGTGTTTGATCCGACTATTCCTGCATGTGTAATGTAGCCTTTTTCATCACGCTGTTTTGGACCAAGTATATGTATATCGGGATTAGAATAGAAAATATTATCTATATCAATTAGATCTTGACTCGTAAGCCAAACGTCTGCATTTAGTAGTCCTATTACGTCACCGTGTGTCGATGAAGCCATAAAATTACACGCTGCTGAATAGCCTATGTTAGCTTTTTTCCAACCATTAGCTATGTAATAAATATCTTTATTTTCTTCCAACCATTCAAAACTACCATCAGTAGAACCATTATCGCAGATGTTTAAATTCCAAACTTTTCCACTTGTCGTAAAATCAGCGTGAAGTGTGTTTAAAAATCTCTCTAAAAGAGGCTTAGTATTATAATTAACTACACATAAATCTATCATTTATTTCTCTTGTCTTCTACCACAGATTTAAATGCGTCTTCCTTATTTAAACCAAGATCCAAATATTTATCATACCTACTAAAAGCTTCTTTTATATTTTCTTTATCAAAAAATTCTATAAAACTACTTTGTGGATTATATTCCTTTGGGTATTCCTTAAAATAATTTTCTGAAATATCATTAAAGTAGTTATACTGAACTCTTCTCTTTTGGCTATATACTAAATAAGAACATGCCGCCAATACTACGATGCTAATTCCAATCTTCATCTTCATCTGAAGATCCTCCTATGAACTTGTTTTCACTCATTGCTTTTACTGCTTCTTCACTCAAATGAAGTATGAACAATTTGTCTTTTTCATCCTTGATCGAGGAAGCTAAGTGTATCAAAGAATTTGCTATTTGCAACATCTCATCTATAGAAGTAATTAAATATGTTTGCCCAGATTCAAGTTTAATATTTACTTTCTTTTTTTCTATTTTTCTTTTAGTCATTTTTATTTTTAGCTTTCTTGACTTTTACTTCTTCTATTTCTATATCATCTAATGATACAGGGTAAACACACAAAGAACTTGTGTCCGGTTCAAATGTTGCAAAAAGTATTCTCTTATCATCATTCGTGTAGCCTTCTGGTGGCGGTGATTCTACGGCTATTTTCTTTGAAGAACAACCATAGACCTGACTATGATTTTTGTAAACTACAATATAATTTAATTTAGAAGCTGCCATTATCTATCCTTATAGTTTTTACATTTGCTTTTAATAAAAAAGATTCCACATCTTCCCAATTCTTATAATCAGAATCATACAGATAGTATACAGTATCTAATGTGCTATTCGCTATCAGTTTGGCGCAGCTAAAACAAGGAGGACCATTTACATATATCTTTTTTGGTCTTGAACTGTAATCAGAATGAATTAAGGCATTAGCTTCTGCATGAATGGCTATACAGTTGTCGTATGTGGATCCGCTTTTTGAGTTCTCAAGAAAGCGTTTACAACCACCCTCGTTGCAATGTAGAAATCCTCTTGGTCCACCATTGTAACCAAACCCAACTATGTGATTATATTCATCTACTAGCATAGCTGCATATTGTTTTTTACCACAAGTAGAAAATGTTTTTGAGCTATCGATACACATCTTCATGAATTGTATATCTTTCTTAGATATTAAATTCATGATGTAAGAGAGATTATAAATCCAGCAGTAGTTCCCATTGCTAAGGCTAATGCAATTGCTATAAATTTAATATTTTTCTCTTTAGAAGACTGATTTAACATCTGTAAACTTATGGTCCAGTTAATTAAAAAAGAAAATACTATAAACAATAGTATGTTTTTATACATGTATTGAAACCAGTCTATCTATTGATACTGGAAACTTTTGCTTTGTTAAATTATATACCGCTTTTGCATACTCTTGAATCTCAACCTGAGACTCTTCTCCCAGTCTTTGATTCAAGAACAATGCTGCAGACTGCAGGCTGCATGACCACCTATAGGTAACATACATCCCATACGCAGGGAGAAACAGTCTAGCTTGTTCTGGAGCAATCCCTTGCTCAAGTGCCATATTATATATAGATTCACATTTATCAACTAATTGTTTTAATTCTGTATTTAATATAGCACCAGTCCATGGACCAGCTAGTCCAGAAGAACCTTGCTTTTTATTTTCTGCAGCAAGTCTCCACTGTTCTGGTCCAGGTATGTAGAATTCTGGATCCATAGTTATATATCTTCTAGAAGATTCGTTCCAAGAATCCATTGTGTGATCTGATCCAACAACATATTTCCAATGCTGCCTAGCCACCATGAGTGGAGCTTTAAATTCAAATGTTAAAAATGCGTGACGAAATGGTGACATATGATTTTCTCTTGCTAAAAAATCTATTAGCCTTGCGTCTTGTACAGAGAGCTCATTTGATTCCTTGGCAAAAGATGCTCTTGCAGCATTGACCACCGAGAGGTCGCTACCCATAACATCAATTAATCTAACATAACCCTTATCTAAAACAGATATTGCGTTATTGTCGTAATCTTCATTTTCCGTCTTCTGATCCATCGTCATAATAATCTTCTTCATCATCTATATAGATATAGTACCCTATATCATCCTGGTCCAAGTTTACCATATAGTTATTGAAATCTTTTGTTTTTGCGTACAACATCTCTAAAATTTGCACTACCTCAAGAGGTATCTCGAATGGTTCATCAGAGTCTTCAGTAAGATTAACTATAATTAAATTTATTTCCTGTATAGCTGTAATTAGTTCAGACAAAAATAAAGAATAATCTCTTGCGTTATTCAACGATAAAGGACCAACTGCACTTGGCATTGAGCCTATATTTTCTGGAGAAGTTATTTCTGAAAATATTTTATCAAAATTTTTGTCATCTGACACAATAAGCCACCCTATGCTTTGGTGTTGTCCTTGATAAATTTAATTTCACAAGAATCAGTTGTGCAGTAACTTTCACCAATTGCATCGGCAGCCATACCAGCATACACTCCAGTTAAATCTATAGGAAATAACGACAACGAAGCTTTTGTATATTCTTCTTCTGTTATTTGAGTGTACGGCATCTGGGGATATGTGTCGTTACCACTTGGTAAGAATGATACCGTCTTAAGCTGTCCATCGTACATATGAAGTACTGTCCCTACATGTTCTGCCTCAGTATCTTTATTAAAAGATATTGTTACAGACACAGAATTATCCGACCAATAACGTTGTGCGGTAGCAGCTAAAGACATCTTTTCAAAAATTGTGACATCTTTTTCAGCTCTTGCAGCGTCCGATTTAATTGGGAAGTATACAACAGAAGTTGTATTAGGAGATTCAGCTGCTGGTTCAACTCTATAATTAGCCATTCTAAATAATGGTAGCATTGGATCTTCATTGGAAAATCTAATAGTTCTATTAAAGTATTTACCACCTGGTGTCCAGTGTACGCCAGGTGATTCACCAGCAAGAATAGATACAGTTCCAGAAGGCTTGACGGTTGTCATCTTAATAGACTCACGAATACCTAACCACTCAGAATAAACATTATCATATCGCTGAACGGTCTTATACCCTTGATCCATCCACTCGCGAAGAGCTGGAACGCCAACTCGATCAGCAAAGTTTGCAACACCAGACATTGATGCACCGATGCGACGATTGCGTTGCATTATTGCATTGGTCTCTTCCCAGTGCGTAGGAAGTAGGGTAACGGTTTTAGCATAGAGGTATGCGAACTTTAGAGTGCGCTTGTAGTCCTCTAGATTATCATGTCTATTGAGATAGGTCTCCACAAGCGTACAGCACTCGTAGGACTCCAGCGATTGTTCTGCACATGGATTATAGCCTGCAACTCTGTGATCCTTATTATTAGGTGGATCAGCTAGACGTCCGTACTTACGGGACATATCCATCCAAAGAACACCGGGTTCTCCATTGAGAGAGATACCTTCTACTATGGAAGATAAATCTGCGCCGACTACTGTTTCCACAGAGTTGTTAGACATCCAACCCCAACCTGGAGCAAATGAATCATATGAGTTACGCTCAGGAAAGCGTTCTGAATTTTTCAGGTTTAGGAAATCTTGATCATCTAAACGGCCAATTAACAACTCAGCTGAACGACGAACGTTTCCAGATACTACACATACTCCAATAACGTTTCCGATATCCGCTATATCTATACGTGTTAGCTTGTCACCCTTGCGTCCATTAAACATTTTTCTTATATGATCATGAAGCTTCTCTAACGGCTCGTGACCAGCAGCTACACCGCCAAATGTCTTAATTGGAGTACCGCTTGGGCGAATTAAAGAATAATCAAAATTATACGTAGGTTGATTTTCTTTTAAGTATGAGTTGAGTATGAGCGCCATAGATTCAACCCAGCCCTCCCTGGTGTCAGGTATTATGTACGTTGCTGGCTCTTTTGGTTCATAGATAATAAAATCTTTATCTGCACCTTTATCATCGAAGCCCACACCAACACCAAGCATGGATGCTTCCATGAGAAATGCAAACGGTTTTGCTGGATTAAACTTATTCATTTCTCCAGTAGAAACAAACGCACAGTTCTGTAGTGCGGCGGAATTCTTTTGTATATTTACAATGTTGGTACCCATAGCCCAAAGACCACGACCAGGAGGAGTCCACTTAAGGTTAAACAATCTATCAAAGGCTTCTTTAGCACTAGCCTGTGCTCTAGCGTCATTCCATGGTAGACGATTCTTTTTACAATGATCTTTCTGCAAAGAGTACATTCCGTTAATAACTCTTTCACATACGTTAGACCACGTCTCTTTAGTTCCATCTTCTTTTAACCTAGAGTAAGTACGAAGAAACGTTATCTCTCCAACGGAATTTCCGCCTGCATCTCTGTATCCGAATGGTGCAAACTTAGACCTATAAGATTCTATAAAATCATCACTTAACTTAAATGAAAACATAGAAGATTGCTTATTAGCAATCGGTGTTAGATCTGGATTTCCGTTTTCGATTTCTTCTGACATACTATCTCCTTATTTTGCTAATGCTAAAGTCTTTACGTACTTAGGGTTTAATTTTTCTATTTCTGTTTTTTTAATCTTTTTTATCTGGTCATAATTATACACGTTGTATATTTCTCTTTCGAAGAAATATCCACTTCTCCAATTAAAAACTTTTTCTATTACATTTTTATGGTTTTGAAAAATATTTGATATTACTGCCCCGCCATATATCCTTACTAGGTTTTGCATTTTCTTAGTTACGATGTCTTTATTCTTGTCATTTAAATCACCGTTTTGTTCAGCCTGAGTATATAACCAATTAAAACTTTGTCTAGTTAATGGAGAGTAGTCAATTGGATCAATGATACCAATCGATAGTAACTCCCTTTGATTAGTTTGGATATATAAATCTTTCTTAACTATTTCTAAAAATAAAGAAAACCAATCTCTTTCTTTATATTGATTCCAAGTAGGGCACCAGAATAAAATAAGGTGAACTGGATCGGGGATATTTGTTTTCTCCATAGTCGGCAATAACATCGTGCAGGATATTGCTCTCTTTATATCTTCTTTGCTTATGTCGGAATTCTTATTCTTGTTTTCAAAATTCATCCACAGTTTTGAAATGTGCGTTTTCCAATCCGCCTCACCTATATACAGATTGAGATATTTTTCGGCAACATCTAGCGGAAGGGCTTTGTCTCTTATTGCTATATTTAACTGATCTAAAAACATTTATAATCCTCATTAACCCTAGACAAAACTACAAAAACTTATATAGAATACCCTTTAAAACAGTTATCCCGCCCTGATTGGGGCGGGATAACTATCTTACGCTAAGTAGATGCGTCGGTTTCCGTACTGACAAGTATATCAGTTACGATTTTTTTATGTTGTATTTAACCAATTATTTCAAAGATGCAGCTGAATCTTTGTCTCCAATTTTTGTTGCTGCGAATCCCTTGATAACGCTAAGACCTGCTGCAGCTGCAGCTGTTGCTGCAGCCTTTGCTTGATCAACTCCACCGACTGTATAAACAGCAATGAATGTTTGCGCTGCTGTCCAAAGGGCTCTTTCAATTACGTCTTTAATTAATTTTTGATCTGGCATTTTTTTTCTCCTATTGTTAGAGGGCTACAGCTGATGGTACACCTTTGTACTCACCAACTTTATTGCGACCATACTCACTAGCAGTATTAGCTTGTCCATAACCAGCTGGCATTACCTCTGCTGAGGTAACACCGTCAAAGATGTAGTTATTGTAAAGGCTGTAAGCAGTTGTGCGCTCTGCATGACCTAGGTTAGCAAATGCTTCTGCTGAAGTAACACCGTCAAAGATGTAATTACTATAGAGGCTGTAGTCAGTTGTGCGCTTTGCATGACCGCCATCTAACGCTTTGGCTGTTGTAAGACCTTTGTATTCACTCGGACGGAATCTCATTCCACCAAATGTTGTAGTTCCATCTGCGAATGTTCCAGCCAATGGGGTTGTTCCTGCGTACAGGGTAGAACCAGTAAATAACTGCGACAGAAGAACATTGCCTGGATGATAACCAGTTCCAGGAACATGATTATTATCTGGAGCTCCAGTT